AAGTGGATATGTTGTGTTGGCGTATGCAGGCGGGGTGCAAAAGTTCGTAGTATGACAAGTTGTAGTCAATCGAGCTAAATGTGGTTTGTCGCGAGGAGAAACAAAATGAAATTATGTGATTACGATTGTAACCATTGTCCAATTATTGGGCACGAAAATTCACGCATGGTTACATTTGTCCTTAACAGCTTGTTAGAACGGTTCGGTAAAGGGGTTTACGAAATTGTTCAGTCTGCATGCCCAAACTTAACGTGTTGTTTTGATTGTCGGATTGATGGTTTTTACCATGTTGAGGGATGCGAAATAGCTGCGGCGGCGGAAGAGAAATATGGAAAGTCAACTGCACAGCACAACCACCAACACGCGCAGCCCGCAATTTATCGGCTTGCCCAGACATACTTCCAGGAATATGGTATGTCGGGTGATCAATGGGATCAGGTTTGGCACTTTGCTCAGTGGGCCGATAAACAGCGGGCGAGTGCGCAATAACGTTGTACGCAATGGCCTGTGAGAGCGACATTGTAGGCCGCGCAAAGGAGTAGATGTGAAATATAAGATTTCTTTTTGTAAACGGATGGTGGTTTTGTGGTGGTCTTTTTTCGAGCACCACCGAGTTATTTGCATGATGAATTGCATCAACATGGGACGTACTGAGTTGGCAGCGTTTGAGGCAGCGCGGCAGAAAACTAAGGAGCCGCAGTTTTGATAAGGTAGAAAAATCCAACACTGGAAGGAGTGTACAAAAATGAACAAACAACAATCTAACGGCACTCTCGGAGAGCAGTTGGCTGAGCTGTGGTTTTATCGCCATAAATGGATTATGTTTCGTACGCAGCCGCCAACCAAGGTAGTTACCATCAAAGGCAAACCAACCATTATCAACTGTGACAATGGGGGTATCGCCGATTACACAGGGTACAAAATGGTGACATTCGGATTCCTTCGCGAAAGGCCACACTATGCCGCTGTGGAAGTCAAAGAGGCACACGGCAAGTCTATGCCAGCTAGCCGCCTAAATCGTCAACAGCGCAATTGGCTGGCGGCACTCCCAGTGGGATGCGCATCCGTCGCTATCATCTGGGTAGATGGCAACCCATGGTGCGAAATGCATCTATTCGTGGAACGCGGGTCATACCAACAAGGAGAGGGATGGAAGTAATGCATAAATTAACTCGATATAGGCACCTGAGAATGCGACCGCGTAAACCCAAACCGTGCCCGGCACATATGATATACCCTGATCCGGCCACGCCCTGGGAGGGGCTGGTTCGTGCTGCAACCGACCGCAAAATCGGCGAATGCGTGCAGAAAGCAAAAGAGGTTGAGTCGGAAAACCGAGTGCTGCGGTCTGTTGTTTCTGATTTGCAACACCAACTCGACCAGCGGGACAAATCTATCGCGGCACATAAGGGATGGGAGACTAGGAGACGGAAAGAACAAGCAAAAGGTCTTAGAGCAAACAGTTGACAACATTCCTCCTGGATTATATATTTATCGGTAGGGCAGGCTAAATGTGAAAACCTGCCCTACTTGCACAAAATGGGCCTATGAAAAAGACAGCGCCATGCATCACATCAAATTTGCTAGCACAGAACAAGCCGAAAGACGACCATGTCATCTATTCCATTATGTAAAACAGAATGAAGGAGTTCTCCAATGCGAACACCCAAACGCTTGAGAACAATTGATGACCGGCTACTGCTGCACATAGAAACCGCCGTAGCCAAAGGCGCGAACTCAAATGCAAATATCGCTAGAGCCATCGGATGGACCGCAGGTTCATTCAAAAACTACAGATACGGCAAAAAAGGAACAGACAAATATCAACCGTTTAGTGCCCCCATAGAGGCAGCCATCAAAAGAGGTTACAACCGGCGCACGGAAGTACTGTTGTCAATGGGTGAAGATGCGGTTGCTGAACTACTGCGACACGGCACTTACATGGAGCGCCATCAGACTCGGAAACAGATTCCTAAACGACGCCGGAATGCCAATGGTAAATGGGAAGATTACATTGAGGAAATTACCGAGCAACGAATTGTCGAAAAGCAGCGTGTTCCTAACCCGATAATTGCGATGTTTGTGGTTGTAAACGCAAGCCAGAATGACTCGACAAAGAGAAACATCGGGTGGAAGTCTATCAACCATGTGGCCGGTAAAATGGTTGCTGACGAAGGGGCCATCATGAGGCGAATAGATGTGCTAGTAGAACCTGATACCGAGGAAAACACGGACTCGCCGCCAACAAAGCAACCGAAGGCTGAGGAGAAGAAAAGACCTTGAATCTCTCGCCAAAACAGAAATGGAGTATTCGCGGTTCTTCCAGGCGAATCAATGTGTGGGAGGGGGCGATTCGTAGCGGAAAAACCGTTGCTTCACTTATCAGATGGGTGCAATATGTTGGACGTGACGCTCCCACGGGTGCCCCATTGGCAATGGTAGGGAAAACTGAGCGGACGTTGAGAAACAACATTCTATCCGTGCTCAAGTGGATTGTCGGTGATGCATTTACATATTCCATAGGCAATGGTACGGGAAAATTGTTCGGGCATGATATCCTGATGTTTGGTGCAAGCGATGAACGGGCGGAAGGGAAAATCCGTGGGTTGACATGCGCGGGGGCATATTGTGACGAGGTGACATTGTGGTCGGAGTCGGTTTGGAAAATGCTTTTGTCGCGATGCTCTCTCGAGGGTGCGAAGTTGTTTGCTACTACGAATCCCGATGGCCCGTACCATTGGTTTAAGACGGGTTTTCTTGACCGTATCGATGAACTCGACATAGCGTCGTTTCACTTTAACATTGAAGACAATCCATTTCTAAGTACGACGTACATCAACAGTATCAAAAAAGAGTACGTGGGGTTATGGCACAAGCGATTCATCGAGGGGCTTTGGGTTCTCGCTGAGGGTGCTGTATATGATTTTTTCTGTGATGTGCCGCCGTATGTAATTGACAAGCCACCGTGCCCTGCGTATTATGTTTTTGGGTGTGACTATGGGTCTCGCAATCCTTTTGTGGTTGGACTATTTGGCGTCAACCCTCAGACCACCCCAAAGGTTTGGCTGGAGCGAGAGTATTGGTATTGCGGCAGGGACTCCGGGCGAACCAAAACCGACTCAGAGTATGCGGATGATGTCACAGCCTGGCTTGGGGGAATTATGCCTCAGACGGTTTACATTGACCCGAGTGCACAATCATTTATCGCTGAGCTGTCACGGCGTGGATACAACTGTACAGACCCTGACAACTCGGTAGCTGATGGCATCCGTACACAAAGTAGAATGCTCAAAAGTGGCGAGTACGCAATATGCCGTGGCTGTACAAATACTATCAATGAGTATTTTGCATATATTTGGGATGCGAAAGCGCAAGCGCGCGGCATTGACGCCCCGCTTAAACAGAATGACCATACGAAAGACATGGAGCGATACGTGCTTCATTCGGGCTGGGGCTCGACTGAGCGGGCAAACTATGACATTTTATCCACTATGTAAGGAAACGTAATGAATACGAAGGATGACAACAAGATGGACAACAGAACAGACGGATGGGCCAACGTGCTTACCGGCCTCGGAATGAAAGCGCGAGACAAGAAAACGCGGGCCACGTACCTGCTTGATGCAAACATTGACAAGCGTGAGCTGGCTGACATATATCGAAAGGACGGTTTCGCTCGAAAGCTAATAGACCGCCCAGTATACGATATGCTTCGTGAGGGGTTTGAAATCAAGAACGACGTTGACCAGGCGGTAGTAGAATACCTCAAAGATCTTAAATGGAAACATCACGTCAGCAGGACTCTGAAATGGGACCGGCTTTACGGTGGGGCATTGCTCATTGTGGGAGCACAAGACGGCCAGACGCTTGACACGCCGTTAAACAGACGTACTCTCAGGAGCATTGAGTTCATGAGGGTTGTTGATGCATACGGGTATGACCGTGAGAAGAATGTAGAAACCGACCCCGAGAGCCGACGATACGGCCTACCGAATACCTATGTTGTCAACGCTGGAGACCCCAGCAAGGAATACGAGGTGCATTACACACGAGCATTTGAGTACTCGGGATTGCCGATACCTCCGGGGAGCTCTGATTTGGACAGAGGCAAAAAGGCAGGCGGCGACAGCGTTTTACAGGGGTCGTATGAAGCACTTCGCGCTCTCGGCGTAACGTACAGTAACGTAGAGAGCATTCTCGATGACTTTGTAACCACGACATTGACTATTAAAGGGTTACAGGGCATGATAGCATCTGGTAATGAAGGCCGCGTGCTGACCCGCATGCACATAATGGACATGGCTAAATCCATTATCAACACGGTTCTACTTGACGAAAACGAGAAGTATACAAAAGAAACGTCAAGCGTAACGGGTTTGGCTGAGCTGATAGACCGTGCGGCGGAGAGATTGGGCGCCGTGTCAAACATACCAATCCGCATTCTCATGGGGAAACAGCTCGGCGGGCTTAATAACGACGGTAGTGCGGAAACACGGGACTGGTACGATTATGTCAGCGCCTTGCAGGAGGATTATTTGCAGCCCTGTTTGGAGTGGCTTGTTGACTTGTCTATGGCGTGCAGGGAGGGGCCGACACGCGGAAAAGAAATTGACGGATGGCGAATTGTATTCAACCCGCTGTGGCAACTTTCCGATAAGGAAGTCGCTGAAATACATAACATTCAAGCCGAAGCTGATACAAAATACATTGACACCGGCGTGTTGCAGCCGGAAGAAATCGCCATGAGCCGGTTCGGTCAGGATGAGTATTCGCTGGATACCGTATTGCTTGCAGAGAGGGTTTATCCTGGAGAAGGTGGCGAGAACGGCGCGCAAGGGCAGGAGGAGAATGAGTAATGCCGAAAACGGACTCAATCATCGCGCATTTTGCTGACGCAGAATCCAATAGTGGCAATAGCCGCCGTCGTCGTCGTCGTCGTCGGAGATTGCCACAGTGGCGGCGTCCTGCCGGGGTAGAGAGTAGGTATGCCACCATGTTGATATCGATGGTAAACGTCGTCCAGGCGCTTGCGAAACAGTATATCGGCCAGAATCTACAGAGGTGGGCTCAGGAAAGCAATAATGTGCGAGGTGACAGTACGCGAACAGACGCATGGTACGATGAGCTCGAACGAGCAGTGGAACAGATAAGAATTTCTCTATCAACAGATCCTCCATTTCGTGCCGAACGGCTTGCTCGCAACATAGCCAACGAAACAGACGTATTCAACAAAACCCAGTGGGTCAAAATAACGCGCGCGGCCGTTGGGGTCAAAATTCTCACTGATGAGCAGTGGATCCTCAACACTGTTGAGCCGTTTGTCAAGGCGAATGTTCACTTGATAACGGAGCTGGCGGACGACCATATCAACTCTATTCGCGACACGGTAATGCGCGGGGTGCGCTCGGGGGCAAGGCATGAACAAATAGCAAAAGAGTTGTTTGCATCCAATATTCCGGGCACAAAATATCGGAACGCAAAAAACCGAGCGAAACTTATTGCCCGTGACCAGGTAGGCAAACTAAATGGTCAACTTACTGAGCAGCGCCAGAAAGACGTAGGCGTTGACGAATATATTTGGCATACATCAGGTGACAGCCGGGTCAGAGATGAGCATGCTTCTAGAAACGGGAAACGGTTCAAGTGGTCTGAGCCGCCGTGGGATGGGCACCCTGGGGAGCCGATCAATTGCTTTCCGTCAAGCACGAAAGTTGTGTTGAGCGCAGGTTACGAAAAGGCGTTCCGGCGTTTCTACCGTGGACCACTGACCACGATTGTTACGGATGCGGGTATATCGATTGAGGGAACACCTAATCATCCAATACTGACCTGGCGTGGTTGGTTGTCGCTCAATGATATCAAGGTGGGCGACTATATCATCAAAACAACGGGGGATAGTGTTGGAAATGCGTTGAGAGAGAATGACCACTTTGAGGCCCCTCTTGACGAGATATTCCAGTTTTTTTCGATTCTTGGTAACATAACCCCCCGCGCTGGTTCCCGTGACAATTTCCACGGCGATGGATCGGATGAGACAATCTACATTGTATCTACCGACACTTGCTTGTTGGAGATGTGTGATGCCCTTGACAGACAAAAACTCAGCAAACTCTTGCTCACTGTTTCCGAGATGAGTCCGTCTGATTTCTCTCGTTTTGCTGATCTTCCGTCGTTGATTCGCAGAATGAACAGAGCCGCGAGCAGCAGCGTTTGCGGCTTTGGTAAGTTGCTTGCGTTGCTCTGGGGTTGCGCGAGACATTCGGACAAACATAGCTTCGCTACGATTCAGCGGCTTCAACCCGAGTTCGACCAAATGTCGGCGAACAACAGCCCGTTTACATCCAAAATGTTCTGCCATGGCTTTTTCGCTGACCCGCTGGCTGTAGAACTCTGCGATTCTGACCTTGTCCAGTTCTATTCTGTTGTGTGCCGGACGGTGATGCTTGGCGGACGTATCAACACCTTGTCGCCTGAGACGCTTGCTAAGAGTGTCAGGATTATGACCAAGCACCTGTCCAATGTAGGAAAGGGTGTGACCTTTGGACATCAAAATCTTTGCCGTTTCGAGCTTCTCGGGGGTGATGTTGTACCTGTCGGCAGCAATGAGCCCCCTGGCACGGAGTTGTACAGCGATGGATTTACGGTCAAATCCAATGACTTGTCCGATACGCTCCAGCGACAGCCCTTCGCGATACAACCTCTCCGCGTGGTCGATGTGAATTGTCGTCAATGGTCTGGACATGTGCTTAACCTCCAAACGGATTGCGGACATTACAGATTATCTAATAATATAGTTGTTCGAAATTGCCGGTGTTATGCTGAGCCAATATTCGGAGACGAATTCGATTCCAAGGAAGTCAAAAACGCCACTTACGGAAAGGTAACAAAATGACCGAGAGTGTCAAGGACTCGCTTTCAGCAATGAGCGGATTTGTAGAAAAGTGCTCTAATGCTAAGTTCTCCGGCCAAGTTGTCTTTACTTTACATTTCCGCAACGGCGGGATAGGCCGGACACAAGTGAAAACAGACCAGGACCTTAAACACACAGCCTGCCGCGAACGTCCCGAGGACGCACGGATACGCAATGGCTGAAGAGGGGTAGGGGGGCCTGCTCGGGAGCAAGTGGCTGCATCGTGGTCAGACATGTGCTCCCGGGCAGGAAACTCCTTGAGCCCTGTTTA